CCAGCGATCCTCGAAAGCCAGGAGCTTGATGCGAGGATTCTGGGCAATATCGACGTACAATTTGAGCCACTTCACGGGTTAGCCCCGGCTCTACGCCTGATGGCATCCCGGTAAAGGGCTCGATCCCCAGAGCTGAGCACCTTGCCCTTCTTCACTTCTGCCTCGGCAATCAAGATCAGTGCCTGGTGATATGTGTCGAACTTCGGGATCCTTGCGGATACGCCTGATTCAGTCTTAATATCGCGCCAATTTAGGCCAGCAGCCCCAAGGATTTCTCGGTGACTACAGCCGCTGCGACAGTAAAAAACATAGCCGTCCGGCTTCTCAGTGATTACCAGCTTGCGCGTCCGACTCGAGCTGTCATGCGCTGGGCACATTGCGTCCCACTCCCGGAATCCCCTGCTGCTTTTCCTTTCTTTAACGCGGTCGAAATACCCCAGAATATTTTTCATATTGACCCTCCTGCGGCAAAGATATATCCATTATGGACTGACTTGCAACTTTTTTTGGATCAGCAGGAGGTTAGTTGGCGTGCGCTAAGTGGCAACCAAACAAAATTTTGTCAACTTAGTTTATTTTCCATCCATTAATGTGTAATGTACGGACATGGTACAAGACCACGCGCAGCCTAGTTTTCAATACTGGATTCCGTGGTGACCGGGGGATTAAATTTGAAATAACCCCGCGCACCACTATCCAAAGCCCCCCGCGGAACCCGGGAAGGAGTTAAACGTGAGAACCGCTGCTGATATCCGCAGAGAAAACTGCCGGTATTTGTTAGACACAAGATTTCAAGGCGTTAAAAACCGCATGGCCAACGCAGTGGACGTCACCCATATGCAGATAGCCCGTCTATTCCACGCAGGAGAATCCCGCAGGAACATGGGCGATAGGCTTGCTAGAAAGATCGAGGCTGCACTGAGCCTCGAGGCTGGCTGGCTAGACCAGGATCACGCCAAAACTGACACGATTATGCAGAAGATTGCCGGTCTTGATGCGGAAGGCCGTCAGGCTGTAGAGAAAATGGTTGACGCCCTAGTAAGGAATCAACGAAGCGACTGACTATAACGAGGTCGGAGACTCGCCCGGCCTCCTCTAATACTTGCAAGTTTTCCAATAAGCTCTTGCTGTTCCCTTCTACTTCACACATCGAAGCCTCCAGTCTTGCGGCTGCCTGCCCCATTAGCTAGCCCCCAATAGATAGGTCACGATCGACGAATTACCTTAATTGATATTGAGGTTTTTGCCAAATCAAAATTTTATCTTTGTAATAGAAGAAAATTATCATCCAATAAATTCCTTGATTGCTTATCTTTTTTGGACTAGATTTCACTCATAGCCCGCCATCGAAGGCCGGCGTTAAGGAGAAATCATGTCCGCAACAGCAATAACCAGGGCCGCTTCCGTTGCCCGCGAAACTATTGAGGTATCACAAGTCCGGGGCGCTGAGATCGTCACCCCCGAAGTCCACCATAACTGCGTCTTAGCTTGCATGGGCGCGCCAGATCCAAGGAAGGCAACCGTTGCCTGGTTTACTGGCTTTTTCGATGAGATGAATTGCAAGCCCCACCGCTACGACTTCCGCACACCCAAAGGCATCCCGGAGTATTACCACCTGGGTTATGAATTTGCCTACGTCTACAGCCAACAGCTCGATGCTTTGCGCGCTCGAGAGGAGGCTGATTATGTTCAGTGAACAGAACGATCTCATCTGCAAAGCATTTGTGCAGGCCCGCAGTAAACTGCGAAACCCACACCGAGACAGCCAGGCGGCTCGAGGCAAGTACGCAAAGCTCGAGGCGATCGTTGCCTTAGTCAATCCGATCCTGGTCGAGCACGGTTTAACCTTTACCCAAACGGTCAAATGCACCGCTAACCATATGCGCGTCAGGACTACGCTGATCCATGAATCTGGTCAGACCATGTTCACCGACAGCGCACCTATGCAGTTTGGTGACAAACCTACGCCCCAAACCATTGGCGGTTTGACTACATACGCAAAGCGCTATGGATTGCTGGCCATGCTGGGAATCGAGCACGATCTGGATGATGACGGCCAGACCGCCATGCAGGCGTTTATCAGCGACGATGAGGACGCTGACGGGCCGAAGTCAAAAGGCAAGTCCAAGACTCCGGCCAAGGCAGCAAAGCTGGAGATCAAGGCCGAGCCCGAGCCACCAAAAGCCCCGGAGCAAAAAACCATTGATGCCCTAGCGAAGAAGATCGCCGCCGGGGATCCGATTTCGGGAGCGATCCAGCTCCTCAAGTCTAAGGGATTGGTCGCCACCCCGGATCAAATGAAGATCCTCGAGGACGCAGTTCCTGATACTGGGGAGGCCGCATGATCTACGTTGACTTAGACCAGGGCACCCCCGAGTGGGAAAACTGGCGTGACGAGCACTGGGGAGCCTCTGACGCTAACAAGCTGATGGGCTCCAGCGCTGACCGCGAGAATCTGCTCCGGGAAAAAGCTACCGGAGAGAAGCAACAGTTTGACGAATTCACTCTTGCGCTTTTCGATAAAGGACACAAGGCGGAAGCGGATGCCCGGCCGATCGTTGAGCAGTATCTGGCGCAAATGGAGCCGGAGAATAGTTCGTTTTACATCCCTTGGAATAAGGGTGAGAGCTTCCTACTGCCCCGCTGCGGAGTGGTAGAACCCGCCGAGTTCCCAGAGGATCAGCCGGAGGAAGTGCGTGACACGCTGGCAGTCAAGCTGTCTGCGTCTTTCGACGGGATCACCTGGGACGGCAAGCTGATCTGGGAGCACAAGCTCGCGAACAAAAAGTTGATTGCGGCACTCGACGCCGGAATGGTTCCAGATACGCACTACTGGCAACTAGAGCACCAGCTCTTAGTCTCCGGTGCGGAGAGGGCAATCATGTGCTGCTCTGACGGCACTGCCGAGAATATGCACATGGCTTGGTACACATCGAAGCCAGAGCGCAGAGCGAAGCTGATCGACGCCTGGATGCAGTTCTCGAAGGATGTTGAGAATTACCTACCCCCAGTGGACGCCAGCGAGCTCGAGGACTTCTTAGCCCTAGAGAATCGCCGGAGCCTGATCGCAGACCAGATCGCTGACCTACAGAAACTGGACGATGCCATCAAGGCAGAGATGCGCTCTTGGCATGAAGCCAACGCCCATGCGAGGCAAAGCGTTCAAGGCCGGGAGTGGCAGATCATCCCGATCAAAGGCCGCAGCAAAATCTGTTGGGAGAAAGCATTTAAAACCGAAGCCCCTCACATTGATCTCGAGAAGTACCGGGTTCATGGCGAGGACAGCGTTCAAATCAGGAGAATGAAATGACCGTTAATACTGCAATTCTGATCGGCAACCTGGGCAGTGACCCGGAAGTAAAAGAGCTACCAAGTGGGGCCCGGGTGGCCAACGTCAGCCTCGCGACTACAGAGCGCTGGAAGGATAAGAACGGTGAGCGCCAAGAGAAAACAACCTGGCACGACTTGGTGTTTTGGAATCAACAAGCCGACATCGTAACCCAATACTGCAAAAAGGGATCGAAACTCTACGTTGAAGGATCGATCGACAAGCGCAAGTCTGACCAGGGCGGTTACTTCACAGACATCAAGGTTAAAAACTTTCAGTTCCTTGATGCCAAGGGCTCCAGCTCTGGCGACTCAGAACCCAGCCAGGGCTCAGCTTTCGCAGAAGAAGATATCCCGTTCTAGGAGGCAATCATGGAGCACATAGCCGACATCAGCATTGCTAAGCGCATGGATGACAACCGCCGCAAGCTAGACAGAGCGATCGAGAAAGCGCACCAGGAGCTCGATGGCGACCCGGACATGGTGAATAACCCGCCTCACTACCACATCGCTGGTACTGAGGTGGTTCATATCCTCGAAGAGATGGGCCCGCATTACAACGGAACAGAGGGCTTTCACATCCTGACCGCCGTTCAGTATCTGCTCCGGGCCCACAAGAAAAACGGCTGGCAGGATATTGAAAAGGCGCACTGGCATCTTTCCAGGGCCGTCACCGTAGAGGCGTCCAGTGATTAAAACCCGGGCGGATGTCATCCGATGGGCCAACATTTTGATCGAGCACCACATGGTTCATGCCGCGGAGGATGAGTCTCCGCCAGAATTTATCAAAGTGGATCCCGTCGATTTAATCCAAGCAGCCATTGCCCTCGAGACTGAGGGCTTTGGCTTGCCCACAACCTTTGAAAAAATCAATGAGTGACAATATGCAAACCAAAGACTGTCCTTCATGCGGGAAGGTTGCAGTCGAAGTGATTTCGTATGCCCGCAGCGATAAGCCGGAAGGCGTCAGGGTAGGGTGGTATTGCAGCTTTTGCCGCAACTGGGATCCGGCGATCGGAAGAGAGAGGAAGGTCAAATGACAGAAGCGCCAGGTCAACTCGATGGAATGGACGAGCGCATAGTAGTGAACGGAGTCAGGTATCGCAAAGAAACTGACGCAGATTACAACTGCGTCGAAATACTACGGTACTGCGACCAGAATGGAGAAGGCACCCTCGCCTTGTCTCAAAGGTTTTTGGATGAGCCCAATTTATTTAAAGCTGATGTTCTCCAAGACTGGATCGGAGAGCTCGCCTATGAATACAACAAGATACTGGAAGAGGGGCTGCTCTAAGTGGCTAACTTGATCGCACTAGATAAGTGGTGTGAAGATACTGGATTCCCAAAATCAACCTTCCGGGGATGGAAGGGGCGCTTACAACAGGGCAAGCACTACTTCGTGCTTGGCAGAGTTACTTCCGTTGACCCAGAGGAAATCGACAGGTGGCTAAGGGACTTAGGTACAGAAAAGGAGCTTGGGAAGCCCAGGTCACAATCCACGGCCAAAGGTTCTACGAAAGATTTAAGTTCGCAAATAGTGACGCTGGACTTCGCAAAGCAATAGCCGCCTATGACGCCTGGATCAGCCGGCTATCTCACGGTGAACAGCGTTATGACTCCGCAGTACCCTTCGGCAACATCGCTCAAGCCTACCTAGACCAGTCCGATCTCAAGCCCTCCACCGGGCAGACCTACAAGCAGATCCTCAATCAATACTGGATGCCGGCGCTGGCAACCAAGCCGATCTATACGATCCGGCCGTCTCACATCCGAGAGATCCTGGCCGGGCGAGACGTCAGCCAGAAAACTAAACGTAATTCCCTAATCCCGCTGCGGGGAGTTTTTGACCTGGCGATCGAGGAGGAGCTGATCGCATCGAACCCGGTCGACGCAATCCGGCTAAAAAAGCACCAGAAGCCGCCGATCATGCGATTCACCCCGAAGGAAAAAGAATCTCTCCTGGCAAAGCTCGATGGGGATAATCTGTTCTTCTTCACGGTCGCCTTTGAGACTGGGATGCGAACGGGCGAGATCCTGGGGCTGAAGTGGGAGGACATCACGAAGGATACGATCACGCTTACCCGGGCAATGGTGCGGAGACGCATCTCTGATCTCAAGACGTCCAAGGTGCGCTCAGTCTACATATCACCCAGGCTATCGAAGATCCTACAAAACCACCCCAGAAGATTTGCCGGGGGATTCGTGTTCCGCAATCAGTTCGATAACCCGTGTCTCGATGCTGACAATTTCAATAACGCCTGGAAGAAGGCGCTAAAGCAATGCCGCATGACTTATCGCCGGGCTTACATCTGCCGGCACACCAGGGCATCCGAAATGCTCATGGCCGGGGTCGAGCCTGCATTTGCGGCCAAGCAGCTCGGTCACACCACTGAGATGTTTCTGAACACCTACGCCGACTGGATCTCAGGCGTGAAGGATCGGGATCAGGTCAATCTACTAAACAACATTTAGCTGCGGCACGGTGCCCCGTAGTGCTTCGTTGTGCTCCGTTGTGCTTCGTAGTGCTCCGTTGTGCTCGTACACCCCTGCGAGCTCCTGCGGTTACTCCTGCGGAAATACCGGAGGTCTCGGATTTCCCGGAGCTTAAAATAGGCCGTGACCAAAATTTACAACCCAAAAAACTTCCGTAACCTGTTGTTTTAATTTGTTTTATTGGGTTTTTGCGCCTAAATTTTTAACACTAATAGACCCCTCTACCCCCTAGCCTAGTATGGGTGGTGCGATTTCGGCGGAAAACCCTTGACTACCCCAGACCTGGGATGTGCCGGCAGACCCCTAGAAACTGCCGGCAGACACGCAGAAATGTGGCAAAAGGCGGGAAAAAAGCGGGATAAATCGACGGCTAGATCGTAACTAGCTGATATATAAGAGGAAAAATGGCGGAGCGGACGGGACTCGAACTTGTGCGCTAGTGTTTTGTCATGCTCCGTCATGCTCCGTCATGCGCGTAATCACTGGGCTATCAC